TTGCGTTAAGGGCGCCGTCAGCTGACTGAGGACGATATCCCCAGCTTGTGCCAACTCCTGAAGCTGCACCACCGGCGTGGAAGATGGAATCCTTAAGGAATACCGACCACATGAGGGGGTGGAGAATGAAGTCTGTTGGTACATGATTTTCAGCCATAAGTACAGCAGCCATGTCTACAATGTCGTCCCAGGTGATTGTCTTATTGGCAACGCCATTAATGTCAAGACCTGTTGTGTCATCATATGAACCGCTATCGTTATCAAAAACGATAGTAGCTGCATCCTTGAAGCGACTAAGAGCGATTTGCTCTTTTAGGCGAGCCATAGCGCGACCGGCTGCGCGAACATGTAGACCGACAATGTCCCAAAGTGAGTCAGCGATAACTTCCTCGGTGAAAGCTAGCTTTACACCTTTCTTTGAAACCTTGCCCTCTACCTGCTTTGCGAAGGCGAGTGCTTGCTCTGGATATTCTTGGCCTTCTGGAATCTCAGCCGCTTGGATAGCATTGACTGCTGGGAACTCCAAAGAACGCCCCTTACCGAGACGAACTGTGGAAAGCAGGGGGGTCACAAGAAGCTGTGGCTCAGCTGCTTCTCTTAGCGTACGAGAGAGAACCTTGGGGAAAAGGGCTGCTGCATCTGGTGAAGCAAAAGCCTCCTTAATGGTTACTCTGTTGTCTGCATCGATATACCCGTCCTCAGTCAGTGCAGTCTCCCAAGCTGGGAGACCAGAGAGGAGCTCTTGGATTGTCTTACTCATCTTAGGAATATTCCTCCTGTGTTGTTGTTTTTATTAGAGTGTCAAATTGACGCGGAATGCACCAATGACATTGTATACGTCCAAGTTAGCACGAATACCGAGCTTGCCACTGTAGCTTCCGCTACGGGTAAGTTCGTATACTGTCTTTAGTGCACCTGGATCTGATGGAAGCTGCATGTAGCTGAGGAGGCCATCGTCAAAGTTTGTAGCAAACTTTTCGACTTCGACAACCTTACCTACCTGCAAGTAGCTGTAAACAGCGCTGCTATTATAGAAATCGGCAGCTGCTGCGGCTACTGGGCGTCCCATGAAGTCGGAACGGATTAGTGAACCGACTGTTACGTCGTCATTAATGCCAGCAACCATTGGATACTCTACATAGCCGTGAGTGATAAAGCCAGCACCTTGCGATGTGCCCTTGTCAAATGGTCTGTAGAGATCATATTGTGCGCAACCAATCGGAATTGACCGAGCTGCTACAGTAACTGTATCAGATGATCCACTCGTTGATGTTGGCGTAGCGCCATCTAGTGGGTCCCAAGAAGGCATTACGTCGCCCCAGCTCTTGCTTGAAGATGTTCCGTTAGCTGGAACAATACGAGCATCACCGTTGGCGTCGGCAACCACTGAAAGAATAGTACCCTTTGGAATGACGATCTCAAAGCGATCATCTTCACTGTCCAAATACCATGTTGGCAAGCCGGGGTGGGGCAGTAAGTATGCACTGGGGGCTACACCCTCAGAAACAACGAAGCGACCAGCACCTGTCTTGCTATGAACCTTGCGGAACTTTGCTAAACTCATTTTTTATCTCCTTAATTATTAAAGTTTACGTCTACCCATAAGGGCATCTACTAGAACTTGCTCAAAAGAATCTACAGGAGAACCAGGCTTGCTGATTTCCTCTTCTTTGTCAAGAGTCAATACATTATCTTCGGATTCAGTTACCTCTGCTTCAGAAGTAACCTCAGGCATGCCAGCAAAATTAGAAAGTCTCTTATTTACTTTTACTGGAGTCTTAGCTAAATCTCTGAGAGTATCAGCCAATGAAGAAGCTGTGCGAGTAGCATGCTCTTCAATAAGCTTTTCGCGATCATCAACAGACTCTAAGCCCAAGCCGACCTTAGTATCAACAACTCTTTCAACTAGAGTTCTATGCAGAGCGCTTTTGAGCTTTGCATTTTCTTCTTCAAGAAGCTTAATTCTTGCCTTAAGTGTGTCAGCATCTTGCTCAACGCCCTCTTTGTTATCGCTGAGCTCACTGGCCTCTTCGGCATCTTCTTGACTCTCATCAGTCTTTTCGACCGATGACTCTTCTGGCTTTTCAGCATTTTCGGAATCTACAGTTTGTACATCCGCCTCTTCTGAATCGTCAGCTGAGTTCTCTTCTTCCGAGCCCGTTTCTACAGACTCTTCTGAAACCTCTTCAGTCTTTTCTTCTGAAGCCTCTTCGACAACCTTTTCGTCAGTTGTAGCTGAAGGCTCTTCGGAAGAAGAAGCTGCTATATTAGAGAGATCCTCGCTTAGCCCTTCGGCTACAGCTAGAATATCTTCTTCTTTATTAACATCTTTCATGCTATGAGTCTCCTCAGAATTATTTTTTTCAGAATCTTCATTGGATAGTAATGAATTAGCATTACTTATATAACTTTCACTTTCCTGAAGGGCCAACGCAGTTAAAAATGCGCCCTTTAAATGTAAGTAAATGGGTTTCGATTCCTTCTTCTTCATGTCGGAAAGAATTGATCTATTTTCCTCAATTGAAATAATATCTTCATTATCCATGCTGAGGACAAACGCAGCGCTTTTTGCAATCCAACCTTCAGAGTCTGAGATTTCGGTTTTTCCATCTTGTATTTTTGTGGATCTCACTCCGGATTTTTGATCTGCCGGCTGATTTACAAAAGAGTATTCCTTGAAGGAAATATCCTGCATATCAATGTATGCTAGCTTGCCCTTGTAAACCTTGCCCTTTTTAAACTTAGGCATACGGGGACGACCTGAGTCATCTTCTCTCGCTAGATCTTCACCAGAAATACTACAAACAGCCTTTGTAGCCCTTCCTCCAACCGAACCCGTCAAGTATCTCTTATCGATAACCTTTTGGGCTGCAACAGGATCAGTGATTGCAATTTGCAATCTAACAAAAGCGCTTCCATCTGACTCTTTGTCCATCTTGGCAGCCATTACCCTGCCAATAGGCTCTGTATTTAAGTCATGATTAAGAATAATTGGCTTTGGATAAGGCTCAACCCATGATTGGAGTGCCTTCTCCAACTCTATGGCTGAATAATGATTATAATTAGAAGTCAAGCCCTCGTGTATTGCGGCGACCTCTATAATCAAGCCGTGCCTGGAGTTAAATGATTCTGAAAAATCTATATCTGATTTTGAAAAATCAGGAAGCTGTAATGTAAAGTTTTCTACAAAATCAAAAGACATGTATTCCCCTATTTATTAATATCTATTTTAATAGTAAGTTTGTTTTTATAACATTGAACAATTTTATATAAATATATCACACTTTAGTATAGTTTTCAAATATTAGCGCTGATCTTTCATCCCCGTGCTTCAAAAATGACCCATACATTAACTCAGACATTATGTGTGGAGCATAGATGTATGAAGCGCAGAATAAATTATAACCAGCCTCTTTACACTCCCATGACCAACCTACATCCTCACCTTGCTCATGGACACTGTAATCTATATTTGAATATACTTTCTTGTTCATCATTTTTGCAGCCATGATTACGTCAGACTTAAAATAAGTTCCAAGAGAATACTTTTCCTGTCTAAATGCTTTTCTAGTCATACCCTCTCTCCATGTCATCACACTCGGATACATTGTGCCGAAAGGAGTCATGAACATGAGAGGATTAACTGCGTCAGCACCGGACTTAATATGTGCAATTAACAGCTCTAAAGTATTTGGATTTGTTAATAATATATCAGAATCTAAGCTAAAGTAGTATTCTGGAGAAACATCTCTAACAGTAGAGAGCAAAGAGTTTCTTAAGGAAACCATATTTTGATACTTAGACAATGTCCACTGTCTTCCATTGTTTTCATGCTGAAAGTGTGGTATATCTTTTCTTATCTTTATATTGAAATAAGGTATCCTATTATCGTATTTTTTCCATGCCTCTAAAGATTGGATTGTTTCAGTATCATCTGGAGAAACCTCAAAAACAAAACCAATATCTTCAATAGGAAGAGACTGATTAACGATACAGCGAATCCAATGAGGTAATATCCAAGATCTCTTGTACATTGGACATCCTATTAGAAGTTTCATTTAGAAGCTTTAATTTCCTCAGACTTTGTCGCTACAGCTTCATCAGACTTTGATTGATCCTTTTCAGCTTTTACCGAAGACTCTAACTTTGTAGGAGTCTGGCTTTCAATGACTACTTCGCTAGCGGCCAATATTTCCTCAGGCTCATCTTCAACCGAATTAACCTTTTCCTCTAGGGCAAAAAGTCTTTCTGTTAGCTCCGATACAATTTCAAGAACTACCTGAAGAGCAAGTCTAGACTGACCATTGTCTACTGTTTTTTCTAAGGCGCGAATTGAATCATTTGTTGCTAAATAAGAAATTAGCTGTTCATTCTTTAGTGTCAGATCTGTCGACATTATCAATTTCCTTTTCCTCTTTTGTATAGACTATAGTATACTCTGATTCAAGGGCATTTTCAACTAATGTCAACCATGCATTGTCTGATCTTCTGATATTTGGTGAAGTATTTCTACCTTGCTGATTTGCTGGACGTGTTGCATTTCCGACGCCACGTCTTTGATTTGGTAAGTTTCTTTGACCTTTTTGTGCCGGAGCTTGTTTATCGCCATCTATAACAGCATCTTTAGGAGCCGACTTTGTCATTGTTAGTTCTGCTTGGTTTTTTGCTAAATCTATTTGAACTTTACCCTGTATGGCAGCAAACATTTCATCTTCTTCATAATCAGGATTAATGCCAAGTTCTAGTCTTGCTTCTTTGATTGAAATAATATTATTAACATACTTTTGTATAACATGCGTTTCTTTTTTAACTTGAGTATCAACGTCTATTTCGTTAAACTTGAAATAGCATCTGTCAGAAGAACCTTCTTCCAAGGGATTAGTTACGGGGTCAAATCCGCCTTCAAGTAAAAGTTCATTAAAAATATGAACCCTAATCATTTCTGCCATTATCTTCTGATACTGCTTAACTTTATCATACAAAGCAGTGTCTAGACGATCAGTCACTGATCTGTTTCCACCATTCATCATCATACCTAGGTGATGAGGGGCAACCCCAAGCCCAACTGCAACTCTTTCCTTAAAGTGCTCCAGGTATTGTGAAGCTTCAAGTGCACTATTGTTGGCACCGATAACTTCAATATTGTGTCTGTAAGGAAGAATTAGGCCACCCTCTGCTCTTAAGGATTCTATCTCAGATGCTGCGTTAGAGATTTCCTGAGGCTCTGCTGGCTGGTCTGCGGTGCCTATGGTGTATTTATATAATGGAAAAAGCTCTCTATGAACAAGGTTCTGGATATCTTCTTCAATCTGACGAAGGGCAACAACATCATCTAGAACAGAACTTAGAAACGGAGTACCGAAAGCTCGACCTGACTTTTTATCCAAATACATATGAATAACACGATCAGCTGACCATACCGGATCTCGTTCTGATGGCATGTAGGTCAGAGGGTCTGTAGCCTGCTGATAAGATCTTGGTCTATTAAACTTATCTCTTAGAATTCTAACTTGTTCCGTAGGAATTAAATAATAACCCACTACAGGCTGCGGTGCATTTACTCCTGATATTGGAGTTGGAAAATATTCCGATATGTCACCTCTAGCCTTAACTATAAAAACATTCGCATACTTTACAATATGTTCAGTAATTTCGATTAAAAAATCTAAGAACGGCCTTTTCATGGCCATTTCCATGTAATCTATTCTTTGATATAGATAAGATACAGCTTCCGGATTTTCTCCGACTATTGACCAGCTTTCTTTCCAGAACAATTCTTTATATTTATTTATTGCCTGTTTAACGTAAGAATCTGTATCTGCAGCTTGCATAATACGATCAAAGTCATAGGGAGAAGGTTCAAATGTAGCTCTATTGTTATAATAGTATGTATTGCCCTGAAAACCAAGTGCAAGGGCAGCGACTTTCATCGCTTTGCTTACAGATTTAATTTCTTCTGGTTTAAGAGCTTTTGCTACAATATTATTCTTTTTATCAACTTGCCGAAAAGGCAAAAAATCGAGAACTGCCATTTATCTTCTCCAATATAAAAGCTATCATAATAGTAGCCTTATGGATTTTTTTTTATAAGTTACTGACCAGATTGCTGCGATCTAGCAAACGCGTTATTTAGAATAAGCGTTTTGACAGACTCCATCCAAAACACTGTTTCAGCTTCATTGAAATCGCTCTTATACTGCAAATTTGCATCTGAGATCTTAATCTCGATGGTGAATTCCTTTTTTGCTTCAACTGCTTCATTTACATCAATTACATCTGACATTTTATTTACCTCACTCAAATTCATCTGTTTTTGTTTTTGTTGTTTTTACTGTTTTTTGTTGTGCGGTTAATTGCTCAATCTGAGCAGATAACTGCTTAATGGTGGCTTCCTTAATAACAATCTCTGTCATCATTTGGGCCATTCGCTCATTAAAGGTTTGAACTAATATATTAATATCAAGATCATTGTTCATTTTTTCTCCTTAAATAGGAGTCTATTATATCACTTATTTTCTAAACTCTCTACTCTAGAGGAAAGTTCTTTAACGGCATTAATAAGTAGCGGGGTAATTAGCGCGTAATTCACGCTTTGTAGTTGCCCTTTTGACAAATCTCCAGATACCAGCCATGGTGCAACTAATTCAACTTCATCTGCTATTAAACCAATAATTGTAACTTCATCATGGATTCCATCTACAATTGGTTTTCCATCTTCAAAACTTGAAACTTTTAAAGGATTATAAGATACTGTATTTAAATTATTAATGATTGATAATCCAGTATTTGTAGATGCAATGTTCCCCTTTAATCTTCTGTCCGATGTCGTTCCTAATACGATAGAGTTAGCATTATCTACGTGACCCATTATGGAACCAAAAGCACTAATCCATGTCATGCCCATTTGATTCGCTGTTCCTCCCCAGCCAGTTAGTCCATTATATGAAATACCATTTCCGTTTACTGACATAGTTCCTAATGCCATATTTGCATATGCAGTATCATTAGCTCTTCTGATATAAAGGGTTGCGTCATTGTCAGCTGTCCTAAGTTGTATATGAGTGTTATAACACCGCAAAGCAAAGTTACATTGATTAACACCTGTAACAGATAGGTGAGAATACTTAGCAAGAGTAGATTCTTGATTACCTTGTATAACAGTTCCATAAGATCCATAAATATATGTTCCAGGATCTAAATCTGGCCTAAGGCCAACTCTAACTTCACCACTACTTGAATACCCCCTCATTCTAATTGTTCCATCGGAAACTATAGAATTACTATATATTGTACTACCTGAAAAATTGATGTTACTAACGTCATTGCCGTTATAATATAATGTTATATCATTAGTATTGATATGAACCCTATTTCCAGTTGAAGCTGTTGTGAGAGTTGAACCACTAATAGTTGCACCAGTTATCGTTCCTCCAGAGATTGTTCCGCTAGCAGTTATTGTCCCACTAAATGTTCCGGAAGTTGCATTGATAGCTCCAGTCACAGAAAGGCTAGCTCCATCCCATGTCAATTTATTGCCTGCGGAATTGCCTATGGAAAACTTGTATGCTGCCCCTGAATACCCTAAGAAAAATCCCGTTCCAGTGTCATAAGCTGTTTGTCCTCCTTTAATATTTCCTCCAGAACTCAACGTTATTCCTCCGCCAGTTATTGTTGTTCCAGCAATTAATCCAGTTTGCGTTTGGTTTTGGGGACTTAAATTAGAAACATTACCTAAGCTTTGATTCCATGCACTTGAGCCATAAATGTAAGATCTATTATCGCCACTAGTTGAGTTATACCAAATTGAAAATTCTGGTATTTGACCTGCCACAACTTCTGCTCCAACAGAATAAATTGGATTAAATGTTCCAGTGGCGGAACTAGTGACAGTAAATGTATATGTTGTTACCGCGGTAACATATTGATTTTTTAAATTATACTGACTTGGAACAACGTTATTTAATGATACTATTTTACCGACAGATAAACCATGAGCTGTTGTCCCAGTAGTATATGTAACCGATGTTCCATTTCCTGATATTGCTGAAATTAATTTTGCGGTAAATGGACTAGGAATAGATGGTTGTGTGGCCCCATAAAAAATTGATCCAGGTGCAGAACCGTCTATAAATTGCAACGTTCCACGTATTGTTGCATTATTAAACTCTGCGCGTCCGTCTCCAGAAATAATCCAACCAGCTGTTCCACTAGTCCATGTGTCTGTCGTATTATTATAAGAACCGTTATAATCTGAAGATCTTAAAATAGCTTTATTATCAGGACTGGTGATTGTTGTTGCAGTTCCGGGTTGAGTTAATATTATTTCATGTGCGCCAATTGTCCCGGCAGTTATTTTTCCTGCCGTCAATGAACCTATGAACTCTTCGTCAATCAGTGGAGTATCGCCAGATGCAACTATAGATGTCCATCCGCTAATATTGCCAGCTGTATCAATTGTCCTTACTCTTCCATAATACTTAACGGGATTAGTTGTGGAAGAGGTACTTGTTGTTGTGCTGTTATCATCTACTGAAACGACAAAAACATTTGTTTGAACATATCCAGTTCTATGTGGTGTTTCGCCAGAAATAACTTGATACTGTGCGCTGATTAGTTCTACTTGATCTTGTTTATATAATTCATACTCATATTTTGCGGCATCTTCGTCAATACTGTCTGTATACTTAAATAATACATTTAAGAATGACGCTGCTAAAACTAAATTTGTTGGAGCACCTGGAATAGTCGAATCTGTTGGAGTGGAAAATCTTACAGAATCAGTGTAAGGAGAAACGACATTAACATCATTGTTCTTGCTTCTAACCGTAACGATATATTCTTTATTTGGTTTTAGATTTTCTATATTTACAGGTATAATAGCCATTATCTAACTCCACCAATCTTTGCAAAACTATTATCTGTTTGATTTATTATTTCACTTCCAACTTTAAGGTAAACATTATAACTAAAAGAGTAAGAAGATATTTTAATATTATTACCTCTAGAGGATATGTTTTTGTCATACAATAACTCTAGCTCGGCTACATAATCTCTTTCTTGGAAATCATTTTTAGAAAATAAATTAATATTATCTATTTGACTAGAGGAGAAACAGTCGATAGTCTGCCAATCTAGATCTATGACTGCTGAACTTTCGCCATTTTGTAAAGCTGTAAACTTAATTCTAAACTTTCCATAATTAATACCCTTAGAACCATACAGTGTAAACTTTGGTCCAGAAAAATTCATATAAAGCTTTGATCCAGGCTTATTCGATAGCCCATTATCCCAATCTGTCATAGAGTTAATGAATGAAAAGTTATAACTTGAAGATGAATTTAAATCTACTAGATATTGATCTGTGTCAACATTAGAATAAAATCCATAATAAGGATTAGAATATGTTACTGTCATTCTGGTTCACCTTCTTGCTCTAATAAAGGCTCAATCTGCACCCAGGACATTGTTTCTTCATTCCATGTATAAGATTTATTATCATTAGGATATGAAATTGGAGGTGTCCATTTTTGATTAACTAATTGCCAAGATGGAAATGGTTGCCGTACAAGAATCCAGGAAATTGATTTTTCATCCCATATGTACTGATTTATAGTATCGGGAATGTCTATTGGGGGTTTCCAAAGTCCGGTTTCTGGATTTATTATAAATGAAGGATTATCTTGTGGTTTTGGTGGCACAAACGCATCTATATCTTCATTGTATGAATATCCGATACCAGCATAGTTTTTTCGAAGTGGTTGCTTGCCCTGTAAATGAATACCAGCATATGTATTAATGGATGTTTTTATCCATCGTCCACCAATATTATCAACCAGCCATTGATAACCTTCGTCATCATGATTATTATCACCAACAAGTACACTAATTACAATATTATTTTCATCTATTTGTGCCCAATGACTCATGTTACCCACCTTACGTAAACTGCACCAGCATAACCAGTATAACCTGGACCATAAGTAGCATCGTTTGCTCCCGATCCACCTGCACCACCAGAACCAGGGTAAGAATATGACCCTTGCCTTGAGTTCCAGTTTCCGCCACCGCCACCATATCCAAATGTAATATTCATCAAAAATGTTGAAGCTCCTGCAGAACCGCCTGTATAATAGTTTGGAGGAGAGCCACCATTTCCTCCGGCTCCTGCTCCTCCACCACCAGCTGCTATTGTATTATCGTAAAATGGGCCTGCTGCACCAGAGTAACTAGAATTACTTGCGCCATTTCCACCGTCTGCTAGATAACTATAATATGGACCCCATGGACTATAACCGCCAGATCTTGCAGACCCGCTACCCCCACCAGAAGGACCAGACGCTGTTCTAACATCTGAGCCAGAAACTACTGTAAAACTTGATGAACCACCAGATGATCCAGATGATCCTACCGCAGTATATGGAGAATAGCTTTCATATGGGGTTTGCACATAGCTTCTATCTCCACCAGCTCCGCCAGCCCCAACAGCAACAGCATAGGTGCCTACAGTCATATTAGAAAGTGTCTGATTTACTATATTTCCAGCAGCTCCGCCACCACCAGGGGCCCAAACATCACCAGTGCCGTACCAATCTAGTGAATGCGCACCTCCGCCACCACCTGATCCACCAGAAATAACTAATATTTCAACATTTTTTTTACCGGTTAATATTTGAAAATTTCCATTTGAAGTAAAATATCTACCTGTATAACCCGATCCAGCAGAATATGAAGTTCCACCTGATACAGTAAATGGAATTGTAATGCTCCAAGTAAACTCTTTAGTGATATTGCCCTGAGAGTTTTCCGCTTTAACAGTAAAGGTATAAGAAAAAGATGAATCGTTAACCGGAGTTGTATATGTTCCAGATATTTCACCTGTTGAAGTATTCAAAGAAAAACCTGTAGGTAGAGATCCACTACTAATAGAATATACTGCTGCAGGATACCCTGACGCAATAACCGAATTACTATATGCTGTATTGTATGTTGGAGTTGTCAGTGTTTCGTCAGTCCATGCTGGAGCGGCATTTACGTTAAAGTTGAAACTTTTGCTTATGCTGCCAATTGTATTAGTGGCTGCTATAGTAAAAGCACTGGTGCCAGCAGATGATGGAGTACCTGTTATCACTCCAGTTGAAGAATTTAAAGAAAGTCCACTTGGTAAAGACCCAGATGTAACAGAAAATGTTGCACTAGGATATGCAGCTACTGTTATGCCGTCAGAGTATGCTGTAGATAAAGTTGCGTCTGCTAAAGTTTCATCAATCCATGTTGGAGCCTTATTTATTGAACCGCTAAAAGATTGAGTAACATTGCCTGTCTCATTTTCGGCTTCAATTACAAACGAATACGCACCATAATAGGTTGCAGTTCCTGTAACTGCGCCATTTGAAGAATTCAAATTTATCCCACTTGGAAGTGAGCCCGAAATTATACTATAAACTGGTGAACCTGTGGCATTAACACTATCTGAATAAGCAGTATTATATTCAATGTTAGCAATTGTATTATCTGTCCAAGCTGGAGTAACATATAAATCATCTGTAAATAATTGGGTGACATTACCTGCAGCATTCTCTGCTTTGACTGTAAAGCTATATGAACCAGCTGTTGATGATGTTCCGGTTATTGCCCCAGTAGAACTATCCAAGGTAATGCCTGATGGTAGTGCGCCAGCAGAAACAGAATATGTAATAGCTGGGTAGCCAGAAGCAGTAACTCCATCACTATAAGCTTGACCATAAATCATATTGGCAATTGAACTATCAGTCCAAGCTGGAGCTTCATAGATTGTTCCACTAAAAGCTTTTTCAACATATCCCCAAGAGTTTGTTGCACGAATTGTAAAACTATAAGACCCACTTGCAGCTGTAGTTCCAGTAATGGCACCTGTCGAAGTGTTTAGTGAAATACTTGAAGGAAGTGAGCCAGAGTAAACTGAATATGTTATTGGACTAGTTCCAGTAGCTGAAACTCCATCACTATATGCCGAAGCTTTTGTGACAATTCCGAGTGTTTGATCAGACCAAGATGGTGGTGTTTGCACTGTTCCAGAAAAAGACTGAGTAACTGATCCAATGTCATTTTCTGCTTTAATTACAAAAGAGTATGGACCACTATCTATACTTAAACCACTAACTAGGCCAGTTGTTGAATTTAGTGTTACTCCAGATGGTAAAGCTCCAGAAGAAATTGAATAGGTTACAGCTGGATAAGCGTCTGCCCAAACCAAATTTGAATAGGATGTATTATAATCAATATTGGACAAGGTAGAATCTACCCATTCTGGGTATTCGTAAACTGTTCCAGAAAATGATGCTTCATTGTAATATTTTCCATCATCAGTTGTAGCTCGAACTGTAAAAGAATATGTTCCCGTCGAAGTAACTGTTCCGGTCATTTGACCAGTAGATGAATTAATGGAAATTCCTGTTGGTAATGATCCAGAAGAAATAGAATAAACTGTTCCAATAGCAGAAACGCTATCAGAATAAAAATCACCATAAATAAATGGACTTAATTCGATTGATTCCCAAACTGGGGCCAAATTGACTTGGTAATCATCAGTGCCCGCATTATCGACTTCATTTATTTTTCTTAAGTTTGGTGTTGCATAATATATGAAATATGAACCCTGTATTTCTGTCGCAACAGGATGTTCTTCTGCCGTTTGGAAATAAATATAGTCACCCTCTATAACTGTTTTAACCGGAGTGAGTACTGTTCCTTTTTCATACACCACAATATAGGAATTAGCATCTTGTAAAGTTTGCAGCGTAGAACTTTTATATGTATTAATATTCAAATCTTTTATATTTGCAAATAACCAGAAACCAACACTAAGAGTATCCCTTGGCGTGAACTTTGCGATTCCCCTTTTACAATATGGGTATGAATAATTATAATTAGGTGTTGCAGAATTAATAATTTCATCTGACTTAAAATATTTAAACCATGCCATATTAATTTACTTCCGTATAAATAATTTCATATTCATAATTATCTATTATATCATCAGTTACTTCTATATTTATAACC